AGCATTCCCTCTCCCCTGGTGGGGGGTGGGGGTCGGATATGGTGTGTTCTATGACTCTGCGTAGGGAAGAGGCATAGGGATGGCTGGTTACGATCACAGGTTCAGGCAAGAGCGTGCAGCGTTGCTTGCTGACCGTCCAGTGTGTGTTTGGTGTCGTGGCGCTGTCGCAACACAGGCAGATCACGTGCCGTCGCTTGCGTCGTTTCCGCCAGGCGAGTGGGTGGGACAGCTGGTGCCTTCGTGCGGGCCGTGTAATGCTTCACGTGGTGGCAAGTTGCGTCACCAGCGCAACAAGCCAAAACCTGTGACCAGTCGGGAATGGTGACGTATGGGCAGGCACCGTCAAGCCGTTGAGCTTTACCTACAACAAGCAGAAGGTGATCCGATCGTCGTTGAGACTGTGCGTGGCCTTGCTGACCGTTGGGACGTCATCGAGAAAACAGGCGAAGGTGCCGGAACTTTGCCGCAATTGGCGTCAGTTTTGATCCAATGCAGCGAAAAGCTGTCTATTCCGCATGAGGATGCGCTAGCAGCGCTAGAAGCCGAGTTGCGCAACGCATGACCTGCCCAGCACCACTGTTTGCGACGCCTGCTAGCGATTCGGCTAGCCGTGGCCCGCAGTTGCAACGGGTGGCGGAGCTGATGGGCCTAGATTTGTTCGGCTGGCAGCGCCTGGTGGGAGATCGAGCGTTAGAGCAGGACGAAACTGGCCGCTACCGGTATTCGAGCGTCGCTGTCAGCGTTGGCCGTCAGAACGGCAAGACGGCACTGTTGACTGCTCGCATTGGGCTAGAGCTTTTGGCCGGCGGGCACGTCGCCTACACAGCCCAGGACCGTGGCGGAGCACGCCTGAAGTTTCAAGAGGCAGTGGCGCTGCTGCAACCGTCGCTGGGTTCACGGTTCGCACAGCTGCGCCTAGCGAACGGCAGCGAATGCCTGACAATGTCAAATGGTGGGAGCCTGCGGGTAGTGACTCCCAGCGCTGACGGTGCCCGTGGGCTCTCGCTTGACCTAGTCGTCATTGACGAAGCGCTAGCGCATCCGTTGGAGCTTGTAGGCGCACTCGGCCCCACGATGGCGACCAGGCCCAACAGTCAACTGTGGCTGGCGTCGAACGCAGGCACCAGCAAAAGCGAACTGCTACGCCACTACCGTGACCTTGGCAGGGCTGGCGACTCGCCTACGCTCGCCTGGTTCGAGTGGGCAGCAGCAGACGACGCAGACCCAGACGACGAACAAACATGGCTAGACGCCATCCCAACGCTGGCAGAGAAGCGTGGCGTGACCATGCAAGCCGTCAGGGACTTTCACGGCACCATGACCAGCGAGCTGTTTTCACGTGAAATCCTGAATCGTTGGCCGCTAGACGTAGGCGACTACGCACTAGACCTAAGCGTGTTCAATCAGCTGGTAGAAACAGACCTGCCACATGGCGAACGGCTAGCCCTAGGCGTTGACGTGTCACCTATGCGTGACACCAGCAGCATTTGCATCGCCAGCGAAACAAACGACCGTTACCTAGTCGAAGTCGTAGACCACAGGCCAGGCGTCGGCTGGGTGCCTGCACGCCTGCAAGAGCTAGCAGGCAGATGGGATGCGCCAATCGTCATAGACGCAGGAGCAGCCGCAGGAAGCCTTCTGCCGCACCTACAGCACCTAGACACGATCGAGGTAGGAGCGAGAGACTACGCAGCGAGCTGCGCCACCATGTACGACGCCATAGTGGACGGCAAACTCGCACACCTAGGCGACCCGCTATTAAGCGATGCCGTCGCAAGCGTTACCAGGCGACGCCTAGGCGATCGCTGGGCCTGGAAGCGCACAAGCGACGAAACCAGCATTACACCCATTGTTGCAGCTAGTCTGGCTGTATTCGGTGCCATTAGCGCCACCGTCAAACCTACGCCGCAGGTATTCTGAATGTTTCACGTTGCTTTGCAGTCCGCTGGCATCCTGCTAGCCATCTTTGCTGTGCTCATGCAGTTTGGGCCATGGGCAGCAGCCTTTGCTGTCGGTATCGCAGTCGTCATTGTGTCTGCTGCTGTTGAGGCAGGCGCACGATGATTGGCGACCTGCTGCGCCGCAACGTGCAAGAACGCACCACCATTGAGCTGCCGCAGCGGTCAATCGTTAGCCAGCCGCTGTTTGGCCCGCTCAACGTCACACGTGACACGCTCCTAAGCAGCCCGATCGCCAACCGCTGCATCGGCCTAATCAGCGACCAAATCGCCAGTTTGCCGCTGCACGCAGAGCGCAACGGAGAACGCATCGAGACACCTACGGTGCTCGCATCGCCAGAAATCGACCGTACACGCTCCGAGTTTGTGTCAGCCCTTGTCACTAGCCTGCTTGTCAACGGCAATGCGTACCTGCTGGCAGGTCGTCGTGACGCTCTCGGCTTCCCACAAAACGTGGTGCTGCTAGACCCAGAAGCCGTAACCGTGACTGTACGTGGCGGCACGATCAACTACGCAACAGCACGTGGCCCGCTCAACCCAGAAGACGTGCTGCACATCCGTAACCGCACCCTGCCAGGCCATGTAGTCGGCCTAGGCCCGCTGGACTTCAACCGCCAGGCCATTGCGCACACGCTCGCCAGCGACCAATACAGCGCCAACATGTTTACGACAGGTGCGCTGCCAGATGGCGTGTTGCACACTGACGCCGAAATCACGGCCGAGCAGGCCAACGACCTTAAGCAAGCTTGGATTGCAGGCAACGGTGGCCGCCAGCGTGGCCCGGCTGTGCTCGCATCTGGCGTCAAGTATCAGCCGCTGGAGTTCTCTAGCACTGACCTAGAGCTTGTCGAGAGCCGCAAATACAACGCACTGGTCCTTTGCACCCTGTTCGGTGTGCCGCCACATCTCGTGGGCGTACCTAGCCAAGATACGAAAAGCTATAGCTCGCTTGTGATGGATAGTGAGTCGTTCGTCCGCTACACGCTCCGTCCGCTGGCAATCAAGATAGAAGAGGCAATGTCAACGCTGCTGCCACGTGGCCAGCGGGCTGTGTTCAACTTTGACGCAGTGCTGCGAGCAGACACGAAGACACGCTACGAAGCGCACGCCATCGGCCTACAGGCAGGGTTCTTGACCGTAGACGAAGTGCGAGAGCTGGAAGGGCTGTGATGAAAGACCTAGAAACACGCACGGTCGCCTGGCAAGGCGTAGAGATCCGCACCGACGAAGACGGGTTTAGGCACCTAGATGGCGTCGTGGTCCCGTGGGCGGGCCGTTACACGCTGCCGAACGGCTCTGTAGAGAGTTTCGAGCGTGGCGCTTTCACAAAGACGCTGCAGGAACGTGGCAAGACCATTCCGCTGTACCAGCAGCACGAAAGCCGCAGCACCCTGCCAGTAGGTCAGGCAGTCGAGTGGCGCAACGAACCAGACGGTTTGCACGCCACGTTTAAGATGGCCCGCACCCGTGATGCAGAAGACGTACTGAGCCTGGCGCAAGACGGCATGGTTACTGGCCTGAGCGTCGGGTTTATCCCAGTGCGGTCACGCACAGAGACACGTGGCAACGAACAGCACATCGTGCGGCTAGAAGCCCGCCTAGACCACGTCGGGTTCGTGGCGCAGCCTGCCTACGACGATGCACGGGTGCTAGCGGTCAGGAACTTTGACCCAGACGACGAACAGCAAGCGCCTGCGCTGGCCCGCTGGCGTGGTATCTGGATCTCATGACTATGAAGTCAGAGCAGCTGACCGTAGGCCTGACAGCCGTTCGCATCCTGCAAACGGGCACCACAAACAAGTGGATTTACTTTCACGACGACTCAAGCCATCCCGTTTACCTGGGCGGCTCTGACGTGACGACCAGCAACGGTCTAGAAGTCCCCAAAGACACGCTGTTTGACCTTTACATCCCTGCACAGGAAGAACTTTGGGCAGTGTCAGGCCACGCTGACCAGACCGTCAGCATTCTGTATCAAGACGACTGATGCCAACAGCGCCCCAGTACATAAGAGCGAATGCACGCAGGGGCTTGCGGCTGCTTGAGTTCGCAGGCGATGGCCTACAGCCCGCCACGGTCACAGCTGCACGCAGAATGGCTGAAGGCACCGTGTCAGACGCAAAAGCACGCCTCATGGGGCCATGGTTTGCAAGGCACCGTGAAGACCTAAACAGCGACAGAGCACGGGCCTATTTGTCTGGCGAGACAGACCGCCCGCCCGCAGGCGTTGTGGCCTGGCTTTTATGGGGTGGCGACGTGTCAGGCGACGTAATGCGCGCTGCACGCTGGGCTGAACGTCAAAGCCGCCAAGATGACCGACAGCAGCAAAACAAACTGCTACATTTCTCCGAAACCAACGTTGCGCCGCCTTCTGCGCCGCTCACTAGCTATGAGCACCCAGCAGGCACCCGACAGAACCTAGAAAGAAAGGCAAGCGCAATGTCGCTTATCAACAAGCTTGTTGAAGAGCGTGCGACGATCAGCGAAACAGTCGAGGGAATGCTCGACAGGGCTGTAGAAGAGTCGCGCGACCTTCTCGATACTGAGACTGAAA